CCTGGAGAAATTACGATACTACCTTGCGTACTCCTCCTTACACAGATACTTGGGCTGCTACGACCGATGCCACCCTTGACATCACTGGCGTCCAACTAGAATTAGGTTCCAAGGCTACCCCGTTTGAGCATCGTAGTTATGGTGATGAACTTCAAAGGTGCAAACGTTATTATCAAATATTTAAGTGTGATGCCTCTAATGGCTATAGGGTTACTTTTACAGGTCACTTTGGCAGTTCTACTAGTTGTAATTGTCGCGTAGATTTAAGTCCAGAAATGCGGATAGGTCCAGACGTAGACAGTAGGCAAGCCTCTGACTTTGATATTGAACCGCGTGACATCACAATTACAGGGAAGCCTACTATCAATGAATCTACACCTCAGCAAGTAGTATTGAATTACACTGCAAGCAGTTCAGCTTCTATATCTGAGTCGGCCTGGCTTACTATTGACGTATCAGGCGGCTTTTTAGATTTTGATTCGGAGCTTTGATCATGACTAATTACAAACTTGTAAACAACAGGAAAGGCAAACTTTGCAGCATAACTAAGTTGCCGGGTGGATTGTCAATTAGCATCAATCCAAAAAGTCGTCATTATCAAGAATACCTAGCCTGGCTAGCCGAAGGCAACGAACCACTACCCGCTGATGAACCACCAGCAGACTGATGGCGGTTAAATCACGCACGGGCCTGGCACGTACCGACCACAAGCAAGCCAAACCAAAACGTACGCGCCAGGGGAACGGCCAACACAGCCGCCCCCGTGGCACGCGCAAGCTGTTACGCGGCCAAGGCAGGTAAAATTACAACAGACGTTCTATAGCTGTGATTGAAATTGCCGCCGCAGCTATAGGAGCCTGCATCGGTGTCGTTGGCGCGTCGGCATCTGGCTTCAGCCGCCGTACCAGCGAATCAAGAGACGCCGTAATCCGCCTAACAATGGCGGTGGAAAGCATCGCCGGAAAGCTAGAGGAACTACACCAAGACATGAAATCCGACCGCAAGGAGATTTATAGCAAACTGAGCAGTCACGACCACCGCCTGACAGTTCTCGAAAACCGCGATAGCTAGTATTGAAGCACAAGGGTTAATCACCATGCACATCGAAGAAATCATCGCCCACCCGGCATTTTGGATTGTTCTGGCAGCGGCTTCAGAGCTGATCGGCATGAGCAAGCTCAAAGATAACTCCGTAATCCAGCTAATCTTCACCGCGCTGCGCTCCATCAAACCAAAAAAGCGCTGACCCCACCGGACGGGCGCTGGATCGTACGGTTCAGCACCCGCTCACCGTGGTCCACCGTGGAACGCGCCATCGCCAAGCGCAAATTCCACGCCACGCTCAAGCCACGTCTGGACACCGCCATCGAAGATTGGCGTGCCACCCAACCAGACGAACCAATCAAACCCGTCTATAAAGAAGACGGCTGGAAAATCAGCATCCATTCTCCCTGGAGCGATGACGCAACAACCGATCCGCCTGAGTGATCTGCTCCGCTACTACCAAGCGTTACCGCACCAAGACGCTGCACTGATTGAGCTTGAGCAGCTAATCCTCAAGTCCAACCCAGCCGCGTTCAACCGCGACCAACCCTGGTACGCAACGTGGAAATCTGCGGTCGATCCAAAAGGTGAAAACAGTTGGGACGGCATCAAAGCAGCCGCCAAACAAGCCGGTGCAAAGTATCCCGAGTGCGTAGCCGCTCAATGGGCATTGGAATCAGGCTGGGGCCGCCACACCTCCGGCAAAAACAACTTCTTCGGCCTCAAGGGCGATGGAACTGAGACATCCACCTCCGAATACATCGACGGCACCTGGATCGAGATCAAGGATAGCTTTATCAACTTCCCGAGCATCACCGCGTGCGTCGAATACCTCGTCCAACGCTGGTACAAAAACTATAAACGCTACTGGGGTGTCAACAATGCCCCCAACCGCGAAGACTGCGCCCGTGCCCTGGTACGTGAAGGGTATGCGACCGACCCAAATTACGCCGAGAAGCTTATCCGCCTAATGAACGAAAACGAAAAGACTGGAGCGAGCGAAAAGGTACTGGACGTGCCGTACGAGTACCAGCTGGACAACGCATCTGGCACCGGCTATCGAGAATGTTTCTCAAGTAGCTGTGCAATGATCGCCAAGTATTACGGCAAGGTCAACTCAGACGACCAATACAATACGATCCGCGCAAAGTATGGCGACACGACATCGAGTGATGCGCAGGTTTTAGCGCTACGCGACCTTGGTTTGAAAGCTCGATTTATTACCAACGGCACAGCAGCAGTGCTTGAAAACGAGATCAACAGCAACCGTCCTATTGCTGTCGGCTGGCTGCACTACGGCCCACCATCTGCACCCCACGGCGGCGGCCACTGGACCTGCTGTGTCGGTTACACGCCAGACGCATTTATTTTCCACGATCCAAACGGCGAAGCCGACATGTTGAATGGCGGCTACAAATCAAACGCAAAGGAAAGCGGCAAATATGTGCATTACAGCCGTAAAAACTGGCTTCGCCGCTGGGAGTGCGACGGCCCTGGAACGGGGTGGGCGATCTTAATCGATCCCAAATAAAAAGTAAAGGTAAACACCGATACAATTTAATTAGCCGCAAGTCAAACCTTTTGGTATTGCTTGGCGCGAGGTGGTAGTGGACCACCAGATTGACGAGACCGAACTCGTCACACGGAAAACCGCAAAGGTGCGTTTCCGTGAAAAAGTCTTGACGGCCTGGGACTACTGCTGCGCCTATTGCGCCGAGCCCCTAGGCAAGAACGCCACGCTAGATCACGTCCACCCAAAAGTAAAAGGTGGCGCGACTCGTGAGTCCAACATTGTGGCGTGCTGCCTGAACTGCAACTCACACAAATCGGCCCACCCCTGGCGCGAGTGGTTCCGAGGTCGTGAATACTGGACCGAAGCTAGAGAAACCGCAATCGAACGCTGGATCGACAGTAACGTAACAGAGTAAGACTCATAAGTCCCATGGATAAGCAGAGCTTTGAGAACTGGAAAAAGGTAAAAGAGACCCTGGAGCGGGCGGGCAAAACCAACTCTATGTTTTACAAACGAGCCTTAGCGATCCTCAGCGGAAAACCAGATCCGTTCAATTAACTGAGCCCGACGACGGCTTGTGCAATCCACGCACATACCGCCACCGGGCGTACAAATCCTATAAATACCGTTCCCTAAGTGCTCAATCCGGCCCCTGGTACGTCCCATCGCTAGCGGAGCTTCGATATATCCGTTCTAGTTGGCTCGTCAGCGGATTTTGGTCGCCTATCGGCATTTCATCAAAAGGCGAGTTAGCGATAAATAGCAGTGGTCCGTCCATCTGCTTAACCGCAACCATTCCCGTCCTAGGACTCCTAACAAGGATGCCAAGCGCCCACTTTTCAACCCAAGTCAGAAAAGGAATCTTGTTCATGATTACAGTGTACTGAAGGCGGCCTCTGCGACGGTAGGGAAACACCGTCTGAAAACCTTGAGACATTGTTCAGCAATGACTCTGTGCTCAAGCTGTGTTTCCTCACTGGTCCGTATAAGGATGAAGTGAATCCAACTGCGAAGTGTGCCTTGCATGTACAGCGTCGTTGGAGTGCAGAGCGGCAAAATTCTCCGCGCAGTTTCCTTTGCAACACCCCGCTCCAGCATTGATTCATAGAGCAAAAAGGCATCACTAATCACCCTACCCGCACTGATCTGAAGATTCTGCTGGTGCGTAGGGTGAATATCGTCAAAGCTATTCTGTCGATTCTTCTCATCCTGCCGCCTAAACATCGGAATCTCGGCAGGGCTAGTGCGGCTGTAACGAGTTGAAAACTCCTGGAACGCGAACGACTTGTGCCGTATGATCTGCGCTGCAATATCCCGTTCCGTCTCAATCTTCACGCACAAATTGGCCATTTCAAAGGGCGACCAATGACTGTGTTTGATCAAGTACCGTAAGAGCCCTGGTCCGGTCTCCCAGTTATCTTCGTTAGCGGGGTTACTAACACGCGCCATCTTGACGATGAGCTTTTCAGCGTCGGGCGTTGCCCAAACAAGTTCAACCTTTTTTGTCATTGGTAGAGAGAAGTGATTAGACGACGAAAAATAGACTCCTTAATGTGATAATGCTTCTTAGTACAAGTGATATGGTGTTTCTCTACCGGAAGTTCGATGGAATAAAACCGTTCCTCACAACTCAAACACTTGCGAACGCGAGTAACACCAATGCCACAAGATAGACGTGTACTAACAACCTTTTGCATCCCTCTGGACAATTCACCGCAATGAGGGCACTCCATCAGATAACCTCCATCAGTTTTACTTTTTGAGTTCCGTCTTTCATACGCCTGCCCACCCACTGAACGGCACCATCGGGCAAGACCTTTTCACCATCCTGGTACGTGTACCACCTGTGCTCGCACTTGGCACAGCGCCGACGCCGCACTTTGACAACTTCATCGACTGTTCTAGTGAGGATGACTTTAGAAACGGGGTGATGGCAATTAGGACACATGGTTTCGATGAGTTGAAATGACACGAAGTTTGGTGAGCGCTTTCTGGCACCTCTGCCTGGCACGCTCCCTAGAGATTCCGTGTTCCCTGGAGAGCTTAAGGTACGTCTTGGGCTCGCCGCCTTTGAGGGCAAAAAGCCCTTCAAGCAAGCTCCGATCAATCGGATCAAGCCGAGCCAGCAAGTCATTAGCGTCATCAAAGGCCCAAAGATCCTGGAGCTGATCCATGGGATGCTCGCCGTCAGTAATACTGTCAATCAACGCAACGTCGTTATCCGTTGTGATGATCTTGCGGTCGAGACTGACGCAATCCGAACTCCGCTCCAGGTACTCACGCATCCTTTGCGGGTTGGTTTTGCAATACTCGGCGCATTCCTCGATGGTGGGTTGTCTGCCGTGGATCGCATAGAACTGAGGCGACCACACACGAAGTTTTGACAGCATCTCCACCGCATGGGACGGCAGCCGAATAATCCTGTCATTACAACTGAGGTAACGAGTGATCGACTGCCGGATCCACCAATAGACGTAGGTAGACAGTGCATACCCACGCTCAGGATCAAACTTTTTAATGCCATGCGCCAGCCCGATATTCCCCTCCTGCACAATGTCGAACATCTCCGACCTTCGCGCATGGGGCGTATACCGCTTTGCGATCGAAACAACCAAGCGTAGGTTGCAGTTGATCAGTTTTTCGTACGCTCGCCGTCCGATGCGCTCCTGCTTGCTGGTCAGATTTTCTGTATTGACCCAGGTTTGCACCTGACGAGCCAGCATAATCTCCTGCTCTTTAGTGAGCAACGGATACCGAACAATGTCTTTTAGATACTTACTAAACCCTTCCATCAATTAGAACCCAACCTCAACAATCTGAGGGATACCCACAAAGGTATGACTAAGGGCCTTTGCAACTGCACAAGCTTGCTCATAGGTGACATAAGAGCAAGCATCCTCTGGAATGTCAGTGAGTCTAATACCGCTGCCGGTCTGTTCGTAGGAAGCAGCCAGGTAAACGGGCCCAAGGGAAGGGCGTGTGATGCTTAGTGCGTAGCGTGCCATGGTTTGTAGTTTTGGACCACGGGAGCAAAATAGTGCGCATCACCTGGAGCGTCAACGGATTACTACAGGAGTAATCAGTCTTTTTTGAGTCTCATCCTGCCTTCAACACGACGGCGCACAGATTCTTGCCAAACCTCTTTATCCTTCTCCAGCGCTTCGTTATAGACCTCCCTCGAAGTGTCTAGCTGGAGCATTTTGTAGACAGCCTCACGCACCCAAGCACTGGGACGCATACCGGCTTCCTCCGCTAGTTGATTGACCAGAGCGGCACGATTTGGATCAATCAGGATCTGCAGGTAAGCCTTATTCCCGTGCCGAACGGCCATGTAGTACAACAGTGCTTATTATAGTCTAGCACTCTGTTACCAGTTAATAGAGTCATCAACATGCTTGCGCCACCCCTGTAGTTGATCTTTCCGGGACTTGGTGCGCTGCTTCCGACATCCCTGCCTTACTTCCCTAGCTTTCTCAAGGAAATTAGCTGCCCTCTGTAAATCTGCAGTTGTTGCACGGGCGATCTCGTACTGCAGATAGGTGAGAATTACTTGCCGACCCGTCTTGGGCTGCATAAGCAGCATCCATCACTTCCGCGAGACTATTGTAATAACTAATTTTGGCTGGAACGTGAAAAGTCCAGCCGTTAGCGGTGTGATAGATGCTGACCATGGCACCCCAGAGGTATTAGTGGATTTCAGACCACCGTTTGCCAACCGAGGGTTCCGCCAAAGGCGGGATGTCACCCAACCACTTCGATTCGGCGGTCTCCATGACTTGTTTTAGCTGGTCTGCCCAATGCTGAGCCTTGTCTTCACGCACCAGCAGCAAAATTTCATCATGAATACAGGCCGCAATCCGCACTTCGTCCTCTCCAGCTTTGGAAAGCAGGGGCCAGAGATTACCTAAGGCGCACTTAAGGATGGCTGCACCAGCGCCCTGGATCGGCGTATTGCACCGAACAGTCAGCCGATTCATATCGCCAGGCAGCAACCGCCGCATACCAGAGCCCGGAATACGCACCTCAGCGAACTTGTCGCCCTCGCTGTTTCGCGCGTCATCAGAGTTTTGCTGCTGCCACTCTTTAATACCGTGGTACGTATTTAGCCACTGTTGCCGAATATCTCCGGCCTCCTCGATCGTCATAACGATGCCAGACGCGCCAGCGTAATCCCGCAGCCCTTTGGCCCCTGATCCATAAAGCAGGCCAAAATTTGCAGATTTTGCAATTTGTCTGGAGCACCCGATGGCCTCAGCGGTCACGGTATGGAGGTCTTCCCCATCCTGGAACGCTTTGGTCATCCTCTCGTCTTTAGCCACTGCCGCAGCGAGTCGTAATTCCATCTGACCAAAATCCGCATCAACAAGCAGATAACCATCAGGAGCTTCAACGCATTGACGGAACTCCGTATCACGGGGAATCTGCTGGTTGTTGGGTTTAATGCAGGACATTCGACCTGACTCGGCTCCAAGCTGCAGATAGCTGGCACGAACAAAACCATCGGGATCCATTTTGTCGAGGATTGATTCGACCATCTGCCGCCGCTTTTCCGCCTTCTTCCAAGCGAGATAGGTCTGCACGACATGATGATCAGCGGCGTGCTGCTGGAGCGCAGCCCGCGACGCACTATTTTTACCTGTCTTGGGGTCTTTGGGTGCTTCCCCCAGCAGAGCGGCGAACTTTTCCAGCAGTTGCTTAGGGCTATTCAGGTTGAACCCCGCCTCTCGCTTGGTCCCAAGACGAGCAACACCAGTAGCTTTAGGCCGGAGGTTGAAGACCGCTGGCGCGTTCTCCAGTTCCTCGATCTCTTCGTACCACCGCTCATACTGCGCATCGTCATGTCCCATTTCGGTGACCATGCGCCGGAGTCGCGCAAGTCGCTCAGGATCAGCTGCTTCTCTGGGAAGCTTGTGTTCTTCTGGAAGCGCCGCATCCAACTCTCGTAAAAAGTCTCGACCGAGCGCATCAATGTCGTGCTGGTAGTCATCACGTAGCTGTTCAAGGCTGGAACGGTTCCAAGGCAGCCCGGTACGCCACATCTGTGCCATAGCCGGAAGCGCTTTGCACTCTAGTTGGAACGCCCCAATCAACCTTGTTTTGGCAAGCATCTGTGTGAGCTTGACCTCCAAATCCAGGAGCAGTTCAACATCCCTAGCGGCGTAGACCAATTGGTCTCGATTTAAGACTGGAGCGCCCCAATCGGACTTCTGCTGCTCTTTATCCACCTCAACCTTGAGGTAACGCTTAGCGACCTGTGCCAGACCGTGCTTGAGGTTAGGTGTGCCGTTGTAGTGCAGCTTGCTGGCGAGCATTGTGCAGAGAACACGTCCCTCGACGTAGATTCCCTGCTCCTGAAGCCAGCCAAGATCAAAGACAGCATTGTGTGCGATCCAGGTCCGCTCCGTAGAGAAAAACTCCTCTAAGTGTTTCCAGTCCTGTTCCTCCAGCTCAAAACAGTCGATGATGACGATGGCTTTGGCGGTAGAGCAGCCGAGCTGAATCAAGCGCAGCTTGCCCTGCTCTGGTTGCAGCTGGAGCGTCTCCGTATCAAAGGCAAGGGTATGGGCAGCCGAGATCTCATCGAGATGCTCGACGCCATACAGAATTTTGTAGTCAGACATTGGTGGTGTCAGTTTTAGTTGGGTTGATCAGAGGTCGAGGTAATCGGGCACCTCTTCCATCTGGTACTCGGGTAGCGTATCAGCGTCGAACTCCGACTCATGACGCCCGTCGCCAGCGTACCAGCCGCTGTCATCCATACGCCAACCGGCTTCAATGCGCTTTTGCGCTTTCCAGTTGAACCATTCTTCGTGCTCAGGCAGGGGGTAGCCCAGCTCGCATTCCCAGTCAATGTCCATGAAGCCATTGGGGCTGTACCAGCCGCCCTCATCAGACTCCCAGCCTTCATCGGCACGGGCCTTATCAATGCGGTCCATCTCGGTCATAGCTGCATCAACTTGTGATGCAATTTTGCCGTAGTTTTCCCACTGTGCAGCGCGTTTCATGTTGTGTTCATCCAGCTCCGCCTGCATGTAGGCAGGAGCCGTCTTCATCTTAATGTGATCGAGTGGATGGGTGGACATGATCATGCAAGAGGGTCGTTAAATGGATCAAGTTCAAATTCGGAGATCAACCGGTTCAAGTACCACTGAGCCTTACGTAGGTCTTCGGCGCCACCTTTTTGGCGGTAACGCCAGAGATACTTTATGTTGCTGCCGCGCAGATACCCAAGAAATTCATCCTGCGTCATCTGCGCTTTGATGGCGTCGATGCACTCAATGTCACCGCTTTGGTAATGAGCGGGGTTGATTGCGCTACTCATCATCAAACTCAATAGGTGGGATAACAACCCAGTCATCGATCCAGGCGAGCATCTGCTCTATCTGCTCTTGCGTTGGAGCGTTGGTGTGATCGATCGGGTCGTCCCAGAGTAAGACGCCCTTACAAGCAGCGGTGGCGAACTCGGGTGGGTCATACAGCGTTGCCGGAGCAACCTGCACCGCATCTTCAACGTAGGCATGAACCTCAACGAGGTCAGACCCCTTGGAATAACTGAAAGAGATGAGCTGAGGCATGGGTGGTGCCCTGAACTACTCGATTACAGTAGCACCTAAGCTTCGAGGTAGGAAGTGATGACCGGGAAGATGGTGGAATCGTAATGACTTATCACACTGGCATCGATCCCAGACTCCAGCGCAAGCTCGATGTCGCCTTCTAATCGACAAAAGTCGTCTGCATCGTCTGTATAGATGTCCTCACAGATCCTGACCGCCTGCCCATCAAAGTCATAGGCGGTGTAGCGGACAATCGCTAAATAGCCCGGATCCCGATTAAGGGTGTAGTAGGTGATGGTCGATAGCTGTTCCATTGAGCTGCTTGGACCGTCACCAGTCTGGCCACTCCTGAAAAGGTTGAACATAATAGAATAGTAATCGGCGCTCGGACCATGCAAATGAAGCGTGAATTTGTCTACGAGCGCTTCAAGCGCGACATCTACGGAGTAGAGGATGTAAAAAAGTTGCAGGAGCTTGCCTGCAAATTTTTACACCTCTACCTAGCTCAACAAGAGACCGTAGAAGCGTTAATTAACCAGAAATGGCTACCTAACAAAGAAGACAAAAGTTTTTAATAGTCTTCGCGCCTCTCCTTTCTAGCCCGAATCAACTTCCCAGTCAGGGTAAAGCATTCGCGGCGAGTTTCGTACGGAATTGCCCGCAGAATCTGGTGTAACCGAAACTGTAAATACTGATCGTTGTCATCAGCTGGCACGCCAGTAAGTTCTGCTGTACTTAACCCATTACTGATTGCACTAACGAGCCATGGGCCGAAGGTAGGTGATTCAAACAGATCTCGGAGAAGAATTTTTTCAGAAGCGTCAAGAACCTTGTCAGGAAGCGAGGTTTGAGTCGCAAGTGTCATTACTTAAAAAGATTAAGTTGTGCCGGTGGACCGGCATCAGGGAGGTTAGCCGAGCCCTGCTTGGTTTGAGCAAAGCGGGTCTTGCCTTGGCGGTCCCGTATGGCAAGTGATTCCCAGAAGACGTACCAGGCGAGGTCTTCGCTTTCGTCGTTTTCCACAGCCTCACGGGAAACCAAATGCGCCGCCAAGGCAGGAGGCCGGATGGAGCGGAAGTAGGAAGCCCACTCCCTAGCCGCCTGTCGGGCAGCCAGGGAATCGGGATTAGGGAACTTGTCGCGGGTCAGTCCCACTGCTTCCAACCTTGATCGAGCATCCGGTCTAGCTCCTCTTTGGTGCGGTCGCCATCATCGTCCCTCGCGCGGGGATATTGATCTGAGTGTCCACCTGAGGCAGATTCCGCTCCAGCACTGGGTTTAGCAGGTGGACACCCCCCTGTTTTCGACCCAAAGTGTCCACCTGGTTGGTCGGAGCAGGTGGACACATCATCCAAATTTGGGGAGTGTCCACCTGGTTGTCCACCTGCAAAACCCGCACCAGCACTAGCTTTCGTCCCAGGTGGACACATATCACCATCCTCCCCGCACGCGAGGACTGCTCTGTAGTGCTGGATCGGACTACCTCCTCCCTTTTTCGGGGTCGTCATCACCACCTCAATCAACCCCCTCTTCACAAGGCGCTGGAGCGACTTCTGAATTGCGGCGACCTTGCCACCCACGATTGGATCGGAGTTGAGGTCCGTCCGGGAGAAAGTGCGGGGGTATCCAACCCGCAACCGCTGCAGAACTCGATCAGTAATTCCACTGGGAGCAGCGTTGGTTGGATCGACCTCAGGGGTGAAGTCAGCGATGGAGAAGCTGAGGTCATCTTCCTGGCGCATGATCAGCGACGTCCCAGAGCGCCCAGCACGGCTCTTCTCGATCGTGATGATCCGAGAGTGCGCTGGAGCGGTTCCCTTCTCCACCTGGTCCTTAGAGGGCTTCTTCAGCGCCCAGGTCTCATCCACAGCGTCACGGATAGCGGAGGTGCCCCTAAAGCCGCCCTGCTTGTTGGCGTGATGAACGATGAGGATCGTGGCCGCAGGGAACAGCACGCCGTTGTTCCTGGTGAGCCAGTAGAGGGGCGTCGCAAAGTCGGACTTGTTCTCGTCAAAGGCCCGACCACCGGAGCAACCGATAAGCGAGTCAATGACAACCAGAGCGGGCTTGACGTCGCGCATCATCTTGATGAACTGCGCGTACCGCTGGAGCGACCAGTCCGTAAGGATCTTGGTTCGATCGTCCAGGGGGTACTCCACCTCCTCCAGCTGCTCCTTGAGCTGAATCAGGGGCTGATCACCATTCAGCAGCAGAACAGGCCCCTGCTTAACGGGCATGTGCTTCCCACGCACAACGAATGGCTGGCCCGTTGCAATGTGCTTAGCGAGTGTCCAAGCGGACATGGACTTGCCATCACCGCCAGCGCCATAGATCAGGACAACCGAGGGATGAGGGAGAACATCGGGGATCAGGTAATCCCGCTTGTCATCCATCTGCGCAAATTTCTGGGCATCCATAAGCCCAGTGGCACCCTCGAACTGAATCTGATCAACGATGAGCTTTTCAAGTGCAAGCTGATCTCGATAACCCGCCTGGAGCGCGAGGTTATTGAGGTTGAAGTTCATCTCCGCCGGGTTGTCCATTTCGAGGTAGGACTTGGCCTTTTCGATGACTTCGCCAAACGAAAGAGTTGCGCGTGCATAGAAGATCGGTTTCGCTTCGATCTCGTCCACCAGTGATGTAAGACCGTCCCTCTGAAATCGGGCCCTCTCTGGGTCGTAATGATCCGCGAGCTTGACGAGCGAACCAAAGCCAAGCCCGCCATTGGACTTAAAGCCAGCATTCCAGCGCTCAAGGCAGGGGTCTTCACCGTCCGCCCAGTCATCGCTGTACTCGTCATCCTGGAGCGACCACTGCCTCCAGAGGTTGAGACCCTCATCATTGGGCAGTTCGGAGTGGAGCATGGCTCCGATACGCCACCAGAGGTCTTCAGAGCCGCGACCCTGAGGCTGAATCACAGAGAGACAAGATTCCGCGATGGTGATCTTTTCTTCCTTGGAGCGCATGGAATAGCGCCCGTCTTTGGCCTGCTTAGAGGCGGTTTTGTTGTTCTTCTCCTTGAACGACTCGTGCATCCGGGCCACAAGCCACCCAGGAGCCTCTGGAACAGCATTCAGATCACCTTCAAGGGTGTATGTCCCTCCCTTGGGATAAGCGCCTCCTACAAGCCCCTGACGGCCCCACAGAACCTCCCAGCCTTCACCGCTTGCAGCCAAGCTGATGTCCGATACACCAGTCCAAAGCTCGACTGGAACGGTGAACAGGAACTTGGCTGCAGCCTTTTTAGGGGACTTAATGCGAGGCGCCTTTTCAAGGTCCGCACCCCACTTCTTCATGACGGCGCCGAGGTTGGCGTCAACGTCAAGAATTACGAGGCCCTTACTGCGAGGTCCAGTGAATACCCCAATTGCCTGGAACGTCTCAGGGGAGCGTTCGATGTAGAGGGCAGCAGCTTCAGGGGAGAGGTCTTCGTGGTGAGCGCGACCAAGCGGATTTTTACCGCAAGCCTCACCGCCTTTAGGCATGGTGACGCCCTTTGCATAAATGGGAGCGCAAGCCCAATGAGAGGGCAGAGAACGCGCAAACCCAACCAATTTGTCCATTTGATAGACTCCTACAGGAATGTTTAGACAGCGCCTCAGGCCCTACCGCCTGGGGCGTTTTTAATGGTACGGAGGTTGGCAACCCCCTCTGTTGTGCTACTGTGATCGAGCACAGGGCAGCTTTAGCCCACAGCAACCCGCATCAATGCCATTCATTCCAAGCAAATTCCAGAGCGCCATGTCGGGGGGATCCGGCGGTGGCGGATACCTGAACCCAAGCAAAATCCAGAGCGGCAGCAGCGTCCGTTTCGCGCTGCTCAGCGAAGAGCCGCTGTGCTTCTACGAGTGCTGGGGCGAGGCTACCGACGGGAGCGTGCGTCCTTTCCGTTTTGCGGATGACCCGAGCCCTGCAGACATCGAGCAAGAGATGGGCCCGGACTACAACCGGCGCCTGAACCGCGACGGCACTGCACCCGAGGCGGTGAAGTTTGCCATCGCAGTGCCGGTCTACAACCATGAGACTGGTTCGGTGCAGGTGCTGAGCATCACGCAGAAGTCAATCCAGCGCGAGTTCGACCAAGTTTCTCAGATCGAGGACTACGAAGACCTGCTGACCTGGGACTTTGTGTTGGGCAAGGAAGGCACTGGCCTGTCTACGGAGTACAGCTTGCGCCCTGTACCCCGCAAAGCAGCAGCTCAGAAGGCCATTGATCAAGCCTGGACCGTTGCACAAGAGGAGGGGTTTGACATCAACCGCCTGCTGGTTGGCGGGAACCCATTCAAGGGTGAGTGATTAGTTAATCCAAGGGCCAGGGGTGCCCCGCTACGGCGGGGCTTTTTCATGCACAAACCGCTAGCGTTCCGGGTAGCGGACGACCAATATATTCCTAAAAAGTATTGCCATGAAAGTTAACGCTGCTGAGCCAACAGACAAGGCTCTCCAAGAACTCTGGAACGATCTGTATTGGGAGCCCGGAGCATCCAGCACCCCAATGATTTACAGGTTTGCGCGTGCTGTGCTGGAGCGTTGGGGACCACAATCAGGTGATGCAGAAACTTAGAGCCCAACTGACCCTGGTCATAAAGGCTATTTAGGTGTATATTTAGATGGGAAAGAGTATTTAGGTATGCCTGGAGCGGAAGACACACAAGCAATGAACGCTCGGGTGGAACGTCTTGAAGAGCTATACGTCCAAGATGGCCGCAATAAACCAGATCATCCCTGGCACGGCCACTACACCGGCCTTTATTTGAAATACAACAATGCAGAAGCAACCCCCGGCAACTGAAATCATCAACGAACCTGACGGGATGGTACGTCTTACTGTCGGAGACCAGTTTGGCTGGGTAAGCTCACACCATCTAGCACCAACTAAAGAGTGTCAGCTAATCAAAGCTTGGAAGAAAGCGCACAACAAAGACTAAGTAAGTTACGCAAAAGTTGCCTGGTCCGTGATGATTCTGGCCCTTTCCGCGTGTATCGGGATGACAGGGGCGATATTTTTCATTCTGTTACGCACATCCTCAAAAATACAGCACCCGAATGGCAGCAACAGGCCCTGGAACGGTGGCTGGATCGACCAAATGCTGCTGAAGATCGAGACATGGCGGCACAACGCGGAACGCTAGCCCACAATCACGCCGAGTTCTTGTTGAAACTCGCCAGCAAGCTGGCTCGTTCAACTGCGAACAAGCGCGGCTGCTGGAAAACCTCCGCAGACGGCCTGGAACGCTGCCCCCGCTCTATCACCCGCTGGAGCCTGGAACGCGCCATTCAAGGAGCCCCAAGAGTGCCCTGGAGCGCTGCTGGTTATGCACGCGGCCTCCGTTCATTCATCGCAGACAACGTAACCGCCATTCATGCGATCGAATTTTCCATTCATCACCCGGGGGGTTTCGCTGGAACGTGCGATGCCCTGCTGGATATTTCCGGGAAAGGCCCCATCATCGTGGATTGGAAGACCAGCGTGCGCGAACGCAACGAAGACATGCTGACCAACTACATCGATCAGCTTGGAGCGTATTCACTCGGCCTCAAAGAACTAACCGGCATTCAAGCAACTGGAGCGCTCGTCGTCGTGGCACGACGCACCGGAGCCCCCCAGCTACGCGAACTAACCCAACTTGAGCTATACGGCGCCGAAGCCAGATTCCAACAACGGGTGGAACGTTACTTTGACCTGCTTGCAGCTAGCTAAGTGGACTAATTAGTGCGTTAGTACTAGCGCAGAGAGCTGATCATTGAAAGGCTGTGCCGGTGGTTTTCATCCCGGCTGGAACGTATGAAATAACCGCCGCCAATCAGCCGCGATTCAACAGGCAGCCTCCTACTGCCCCAGCCATTCAACTCCAGCATCGGTTGCTTGTAGTGCATCCGTGCTCGCTGGAGCGCTTCTTGCAAACTCGTCGCAATAGTCATGCAACGGTGGACCGTTCTTCCATTCACCAGCGTCAAAGACACCAGCCGTTCTTCCATAAAATTCGCATTCATAGTGAATTTGCCATTCATAGTGAATTTGCCATTCATTAGGTTTTGTGTCCCTGGGGCGTAGTGGGCCCGCCAGAGAACCTAAGCGGTGACCCCTGGCACGTCAACCGCAATGTTGCGCAGTGCAACTATCGCTATTGCGTGTCATTCTCAACAGCTAGGCACAAAGAAGGGCAGCCAGCCAAGCTAGGCCGACCACCCTCGGGTAGTTTGTTTGTATTGGTGCCCTGGGACGTTACATCTTGCGGGCCTTAGCCTCCGCTGCGATGTAGGCGCTGGCGTACTTCGCTATTGCTTCTGGATCGCCCTTCTCTTCTGCCGCCTGCAGCAGATCAAAGAGAGAATCCAAAGCCTGAGAGACTCGGGACGGTTTGACTGGCTCCGGTAGCGCTTCCCGTATCCAGCGGTAGGCGGTGGCACGTGGCACGTCATCAGCCACCAGCGCTGAGGCTATCTGCTGGCGCGTCTGGCCGTCCGCTGCTAGTTCCGCGATGATCGCGGCTGCGTGTTCCCTATCCATTGTGTGGAGAGTGAGGGGAACACAGACACTACATGAGCACAATAGAAAGCGCAAGGGATGCGGTGAGACTGGGGCGAGAATCTCACAGAATCCCACGGCCTAACGGCTGAAACCGCTTGCTGTGACTGGTACGTGGTGAGATTATGGCAAACCGTGAGAATCTCAGGGTTGACGACTGGAGAGGCTGTCTGTATTGTGCTTGGGTAGCTCACCACACTAGGTGTACCGATGATCAAGCTTCAACACTTCACCAAAGCGGATTGGCTGGCACGTGATCACGGGCTAGTGGTTCTGTCAGCCTGCTCTGCTTCGTTACCGGCTGGCATCCCTTGGCACGATCACTATGGGAACCGCGTCACAGCCACCACCGCCTACATCGGCACGGCTGATCAGGCTGGCACGTTACCGAAGGGTTTGGCCTATGGTCGCCTAGTGCACAGCATCCACCAACAGTCCGTGCCCATTGCGGACGTGTTGATTGATATTGCCGAACAGTTCGAACTGGTTAGCGCTTATCCGACACGCGACAGCTTTGAGAGCTTCGCGATCGATTGTCTGGGCTTCGGTCGTTGCCCTGCTGACCGGATTGACGAAGCTCGCCAGCAATGGCGCGACGCTGCCAACACAGTGGATCGTGCTAAGCGTTGCCTCCCTGCGGCTGTCGTGTTGCAGCTAGGCGAACTGTTCGTCTGATATAGTATCCGCATTCCTCCCACCCTTAGAGGTTCCTATGTCTGACAACGCTAAGCGCAACGCCAAAGCGCATGCTGAAACAATCGAAGCGCTTTACGATCTCCACTGCTGGGACGGTACGAGAGAAACTGCTGTAGATCTCGAACCCGAAGCGGTAGAACTAGCTGGGGAGTTTGGCTGGGACTATGCCTGCCCGGACGTTTACGCGCTCCGAGAATGGATTGAAACCAGAGTCCGCGAGATTCCGCTTTCTGTGCTCGTTAGATCTGACTGGCATGTGCCGGGCGACGAGAGCGAAGCGGGCTTCGGTGACTTTGAGTTGCTGCTAACGACAGGCGGCCCAGGCTGTCGCATCACTGGCTGTCTGTATCAGGGAGAGCCAAGCTACCGCGAAGGAGAGCGCCCAGACATCCAATGGCAAGACTGGGGCGAACCCTGGACTGTCTCGGACTATCGCGTGTCGTCTGATGCGCTCCTGTGGTTCTGCTGTCTGTTTTACTTCGGCGCTTAAGCGCTGCTGCTAGGTGCTGTGGGATGCTGCTGTGCTGTGTTGGGTATTGAACCTGGCACGTTCCGCAGCGTCTCTTGTGAGATTTGCCCTTACGCCGCAAGGATTCTCTAGTTCTGTTGTAGTGTTTCAGCGATCTCACCAGCTTGTGAGACAACTATGTAGTTTTGTTAATTCTCTGGTGTGATCGCCTAGCAAATGCCGGGCAATCGCTTACTGTATTGCATGAGTCACCCACGCTCTCCCAAAATGCTCCAAACAATCCCCCGCCAACGTCCCACCCTTCCGGGCGAAAACCTGCCACCGGCTCCGCCGATCTGGCATGGTCCGTCACCCCAGCTTCCGCAACTGCCACCAGCTGGCCTTAACGCTGCTGGTCGGCTGTCGCCCTGCTGCCGTCAGCTTGCCGCCACCGGCTGCGCCCTGCCGCTTTGGTCAGTCGCTGCCGTGTGAACAATTGTTAACGGAAGGCGGCACCGTGCCGCCGACCGTCTATTGTAGTTCAAGAGTCACCCATGCTCACCATGACCACCACCACCGCCCTTGCCCTGCTGATCGCGGCGTTGCTGCTGCCGCTGCTGATCCTGCTGTGGCTGACTGAGTCGCGCGGCCAACGCATCCGCCGCTGGCGTGCCGCTGGCCTGCCCTGGCGCGTCATCGCCGACCGTCTCGGCTGCTCACGATCCACCGCCGCTTGCTGGTCCGCGCAGCCGTAGCGCCGGCGCTGCGGCAGCAGTACAACTGAACTACAGTACAACTGAACTACAGTACAACTGAACTACTGGGGGGCGGTTGCGATTGTCCGCGAGCAGGTGGCAGGGCAGGGAACTTACTGATACATCTGGACTTTTTTCTACTGTAGTAACCCTAGGGGGGTAAGGTCGAAAAGTCAACTACTCTGTACTACAGGCCCCCAGAACCGGGCACCCCCACATTCTTTTGTAATACATGCCAAAAGCTGCCGAACCGCTGACCCTCCGCTGGGCCCAAGGCCAAGTATTTGAGGATCGCAGCCGCTTCCGCGTCCTCGTCGCAGGCCGCCGCTTCGGCAAATCCTACCTCTCATGCGTCGAACTCCTGCGTGGAGCGATCGAAAACCCCGGCCAAACCTACTTTTACTGCGCCCCGACCTACCGCATGGCGAAGGACATTGCCTGGAAAGTCCTCAAACGCCTCGTCCCCAAGCCTTGGATCAAGAGCAAGAACGAAACCGACCTAAAAATCGAGCTTGTGAACGGCTCAATGATCGAATTAAAGGGCACAGAGAACGCAATGGCGCTTCGAGGCCGCTCATTATCAGGCGTCGTCCTCGACGAAGCCGCCTTCATGGACTCCGAAGTCTGGTTCGAGGTAATCCGCCCCGCCCTTGCGGACAAACAGGGCTGGGCCCTCTTCATTTCCACCCCCGATGGAACGGCCTCATGGTTTTACGAGCTATGGCAATACGCAGATAGCGGCGACGACGACTGGATGCGCTGGTGCTACACAACAGTTGAGGGCGGGAACGTCCCAAAAGAGGAAGTCGAAGCCGCCCGCGCCCAACTCGACCCCCGCACATTCCGCCAAGAATTTGAAGCCAGCTTCGAAAACCTAAACGGCCTAGTCGCCATCAGTTTCAGCGACAAAAACATCAGCACCGACGCCATCGACATCAGCGTCCTCCCCCTAATCCTGGGCGTCGACTTCAACGTCGACCCAATGAGCGGCATCTGCGCGGTCAAAAAGGACGACACGCTCTACGTCTTCGACGAAATCATGCTCAAGGGTGGAGCGACCACCTGGGACTTCGCCGAAGAAGTCACCCGCCGCTTCGGCGTGGAGCGCCGCGTAATCGCCTGCCCCGACCCCACCGGCTACGCCCGCAAAACCAGCGGCATGGGCGTCACCGACCACACGATCCTCCGCAAATCCGGCTTCACCGTCCAATCTCCCCGCTCCCCCTGGAAGATCCGCGACAAAATCACCGCCGTCAACACCGCCCTAATGGACGCCACCGGAACACGCCGCACCCTCATCCACCCCCGCTGCAAAGAACTAATCAAATCCCTCCGCACCCTGACCTACACCCCTGGAACGGGCCTCCCCAACAAAAACCTGGGCGTCGACCACGCCTTCGACGCCTTCGGCTACCTCTGCCTCCAACAATTCAACCTGGCACGTCCCGAAGTTTTAGGCCAAACCGCCTACCGTTTGTACTAAACAGAGCCAAAAATACAAATCCATTTGTTACTCTATGACTAAAGGCATAAATGTTATGGACGGGGAAAACACCGAACAGGCTGCACCCAAAAAACACCGCCCATTCGGTTCAAAGAACCCCGACGCAGTAATCGAACTGCGCCGCCAGCGCTTATACCGCCGCCAGCTAGAGGGCCTCGGCTCCCGCGATCTCGTCCAACAGCACGCCAAAACTGAGCAAATCAGCATGGCCACTGCCTGGCGCGACTGGGCCCAAGTGAATGCCTGGAACAAAGAGGACTGGGAGCGCGAGCGCGAGGACATGATCGCCCGCATCCAGGGAATGCGCTTCAAGCTGTACCACACCGCCTACAAAAAGGGCCACCTCCAGGTCGCCGCAGGCGTCCTCGACAGCCTGGGCCGTGTATTGGGCGAAGCAACCCCCGAACAAGTGGCGGTCCAAGTCCCGAACCTCAACATCCAAATCGAGCAAAAGAAGGACTGACCCATGCCAAAACGCGGTCTCTACGCCAACATCAACGCCAAACGCAAGCGAATTGCCGCTGGTTCGGGCGAAAAGATGCGCAAACCGGGCTCCAAGGGCGCTCCAACCGCCGCCGCCTTCAAAAAAGCGGCCAAAACCGCCAAAAAACGCAAACCCAAGGGTAAAAAATAATGGCCATCACCGTCGTCCGTGGCACGAACCTCGTCGAATACCACGAATCAACTCCCCTAACTTCTGTTGGGGACAACTTGGAAGTACACGCCGACACAAGCGAATTTTGTTTCGCTGCTGTCGTAACAGGCGGCGCCAACTTCACCCTCGCCTTCGAGACCGAATTTAACGGCGGTGCAGGCACCTGGTACGAAATCGACGCCAGTAAAACAATCAACTCCGACGGCGAGTACATCTACTTCTACACAGGCAAGCCCGTAAACCGGATCCGCATGAGAATCAAGAGCATCAGCTCTGGAACGCCCAGCGTCCTTGCGCACATCGGCCTTTCGTATAGCAGCTAATGGGTACCCGCATCATCCCCGGATTCTGCACTCACCTGGAGGTCGATGCGGAGAGCCGCATGACCGAGGCTAGTTTTACTTTTATGACCCCTCAAGACCCAGTTGACTTTGGCGCGTTAATGACCCGCCTTGCATCAGGGGTCGAGGTAATGATCGAAGTGGAGGATGACGATGATTGAGTATCGCGGCGAAAAATTCGAGGGCTATAACAAACCCAAGCGCACCCCGAACCACCCGAGCAAAAGCCACGCCGTTTTAGCGAAGGTCGGCAACGAGGTCAAGTTAATTCGTTTCGGCCAACAGGGCGTCAAAGGCAGCCCCAAAAAGCAAAACGAAAGTGAGTCTTACCGCAAGCGCCGCGAATCATTTAAGGCCCGCCATGCAGCTAACATCAAAAAAGGAAAAATGTCTGCGGCCTACTGGGCTGACAAGGTGAAGTGGTAACCCCATGACTTATTCTGTCCCCGGCCAAATCCGCACCCACCTCGTCAGCTCCACCTATCCCGGTGGACCGGACAGTCCTTTCGTCCGCACGCAAGCAGTGCTGGACCAAATGCGCGGCTGGGAGATCATGAAAGCCGTCACCCTCGGCACCGAATATCTCCGCGAGAATAGCGAAGCCTTCCTCCCAATCGAACCCCGCGAGGATTACTCGGCCTACCTCGCCCGCGTAAACCGCGCCGTCTTCTCCCCCTACACCCAGCGCCTGGTACGTGCCGCCGCAGGTCTAATTTTGCGCCGCCCCATCACGCTCGAAGGCGACCCGTACTGGTCAGAGGTTTTTGCGAAGAACGTCGACGGATGCGGCTCCGACCTCGACGAATACGCCCGCCGCTCACTGATCTGCGCCCTAACTTACGGCCACTGCCACACGCTAGTCGACTTCCCCGCCCCAACTGGAGCACGCAGCCTGGCCGAAGAACGCGCACTCAACCGCCGCCCCTACTGGATTGAGGTCGATCCAACCAACATCTACGGCTGGCGCCTGGACCGCGAGACAAATTACGGCCAACTAACCCAAATCCGCATCAAAGAACGCGCAGTCGTCGCTGATGGAGAGTTTGGTGAGAAAGTTTACGACCAAATCCGCGTCATCGAACCAGGCCGCTACCGCATCTACCGCCAAACCGAATCTGTAAAGGCAGCAGCAGGCGGCTTCCCCTATCCAAACGCCTACGAGGCTAGCGACGCCACCTCCGACTACGAATTAGTCGAGTCTGGCGACTACAGCCTGGGCGAAATCCCCCTAGTCACGGTTTATTCCAACAAGACCGACACGATGGTCAGCAAGCCCCCGCTGCTGGACATCGCCTACCTAAACCTGGCCCATTTTCAACGCCAAGCCGACCTAATCCACAGCCTGCACATCGCCAGCCAACCAATGCTGGTTTTAGAGGGCTGGGACGACCAAACGAAGGACATGGCCGTAGGCGTGAACTACGCCATCTCCACCCAACCAGGCAACAAGGTCTACTACGTCGAGCCAGCATCCAGCGCATTCGAGGCCCAAACCTCCGAGATCCGCGAGCTACAGATGCAAATGGCCACGCTAGGCATCAGCACCCTCAGCCAACAAAAATTCGTTGCAGAGTCTGCCGACGCCCGTCGCCTGGACCGTGTTGACACCAACTCCATGCTGTCCATGGTTTCACTGGACCTCGAACAAAGTTTGCAGAAGTCCTTCGACCTTGCGGCCAACTACTTAGGGCTCGAACCACCGAAAGTAAGCATCAGCCGCGACTTCGACATCGACAAACTGATCGGCCAAGACATCACCGCACTAACCTCACTCTTCGACCAAGGTGTCCTGGACCGCGAAGAGTTCCGCCAGGTGCTGGTGCGCGGCGAAATCCTACCGACTGCGAACGAAAGCATTTAGTAAGTAGTGCAGTAGACTAATACTGCCATTAAAACTTGTCATGGCCGAATCACTTGACAAGGTTCTGCAGCCCGACGGGACATACAAGTGGGAACTTGTAGAACTCCGCGCTGCGAATCTGTACGAGAAGGACAAACCGAAGGAGGTAAAGCCTGCTTCGCAACCCCGACCAAAACGGCGTACCAAAGCCGAGCAAGAAATCCCCCAAACCGCTGAATACGAATTTTGACAATGGAAGAGCAAGTCATCCAGGACACGCCCGTGGCGAGCCCTGACCAGCCCGTGGCTGGAGCCGACACCGCTTCACAACCCGACCCAACCGCTTCAATCCGCGCCGAGTACGAAGCCCAGCTAGCTGCAATCAAGCAGCAAGCCGCCGAAGCCGAGGAACGTTTCCAAGGCATCAAAACCAAACTCGACGAGGTTTACAAGAAGCAGGACGACCAACGCAAAAAGACGTTGGAAGACCAGGGCCAATGGAAAGACCTCTGGGAAGAGGCCAACAAAACCGCCCAGGACAAAGATCTCCGCATCTCCGACCTGGAACGCCAGCTCGACGACCTGCGAGTTTCCAACGAACAGGCCGCAACAAAAGCGAGCGCATTATCCGCAATCAACCAAGCCGGAGCTATCAACTCCGACCAAATGTTGATGCTTTTACAAAACAATCTACAAAAGAATGCAGAAGGCAAAGTTGTCGTATTACAGGGCGGTGTCGAACAGGACATCAGCACCTATTTGAACAACTTAAAGAACCCTGGATCGGGCTACGAACACCACTTTAAGCCAAGCACCGCTGCAGGTATGGGCGCCAAACCCACACCGAACTCAGCGATTGCACCAGGAATGGCTAACCCCTGGAAGGAGGGTAGTATTAACATAACGAGGCAAATGCAACTAGAAGCACAGGAACCTGAACTCGCAGCAGTGCTGAAGAGGGAAGCGAACCTGTAGTCCCAGTGGGACGTTGCCTCACCAAGTCCGTGACTTGGACCCCGCAAACACCTTTGACGTTGGTTTTCTAAAATGGCCGCACCATTTCAGAATTATTCCGGCGGTGTCCTTCTCGCGGACATCGTAAAAAGGAATAATCTCAGCACCTATGTGTCTGAGGCAATCAAAGAGCGCAGCCTGTTCCTGAAGAGCGGTGCTGTTGCTCGCAACCCCCTGCTGGATGCCCGCGAAGGCGGCACCCGCATCCAAGTCCCCGAGTTCAATCCCGTGTCTCCCACCGAGGAGATCATGGATGGAACGGCAACCTGGGGCACCTCAACCGCTGGCTATCTGACCCCTCAGAAGATCGGCACCGGCACCCAAATTGCAACCATTTGCCATCGCGGTTTCGCGTACGCCGTGGACGACGTGGCAATGCTTGCTGCTGGTGAGGATCCGATGGGTCACATCCGCAACCAGCTTGCTGATGCCATCAACAAGAAGAACAGCGAGCGTCTGTTCTCCCAGCTTGCCGGTCTGTTCGGCACCGCTCTGAGCGCCAACGCCCTCGACAAAGGCGTTGCTGCTGCCTCTGGTGCGGATGAGGACAACTTCCTGACCGCCGCAACTGTTGCCGAAGCCCGCGCCAAGCTGGGCGAGCGTGGCGACGAGCTGGACGTGCTGGTTGTCCACCCCTCCGTCGGCTTCTACCTGTATCAGGTGGGCATGCTGACCTTCTCCACCTCAGCACTCGCCGCATCCGGCGCTGTGACCTGGGGCGGTGGCGGCGTGGGCGTTGGCGCACGCAGCATCGGCCAATTCGCCGGTTGCGACGTGATCATGGATCCCTCGGTGAACACCGTGGCTCCTGGCACCTCCACCCACCAGATCGAGTTCTACTGCTACCTGACCAAGCGTGGCACGATCCTCGAAGGTGTGCAGCAGGATCTCCGCATCGAAGCCGACCGCAACGTGCTCTCGAAGCAGGACGTCCTCTCCGTGGATTACCACACCGCCTACCACGTCATGGGCACCAAGTGGACCAACGCAGGCGACAACCCGACCAACACTGGTCTGGCCACCGCAGGCAACTGGAGCGCCACCTACGACATCGACCTGATCCCCATGGTTCAGCTCACCGTCAACAGCCCCCTCGACACCTCCGTCATCGCCTGATACGGTTATTTCGGATCCCCATCAGCCCCACTTCGGTGGGGCTTTTTTATTGCCGCTACACTGAGACAAAGTGATTTGTTATTGCTGTGGCCGCAGTAATCGACGCCACATTAAAGGGAGCCTCCTCCAACAGCTATGTAACGCTGGCTGAGGCAAACTCGTACTTTGAAACCACGCCCGAAAGCAGCACCTGGGACGATAAGACCGACGACCAAAAGAACCGCTCTTTAATCTCAGCAACCCGCTGGATCGACAGCCTTAATTTTTACGGCGACCGCTGCAGCACAAGCCAAGCACTGAGCTGGCCCCGCAACAATTACCACGTCGATCGCATCGAACTGGTCTGCGACGTAATCCCCGCCGAGATCAAATACGCAACCTATGAGCTGGCCCGTGCCCTAGCCAACGATCCAGACGCCGTAACCGGCAACACCGGCACCGAGGGTATCTACGACGAGGTGAAGCTAGGCGAGCTGGAAGTGAAATACAGCAAACAAAGCCAAGCAGTCGGCACCATCAACAACGTCTTCGACGTTTACCCCTGGCTGCAGTCTTACCTTGGCGCGTACACCATCGGCGGCTCCGGCAGCTACCAAGTCCGTGTTGTGAGGGGTTGAGATGTCACTCATTGACGACGTTTTCAAGGGTATCCCCGCTCCACTTTTAAGCAAGTGGGGCCAAGACCTTACGTACGTCAAGGCAGCAACAACCGAAACCTACGACCCAGCCACTGGAACGATCAGCGGCTCCGATACGAACGTAACAGTCAAAGGCATCATCACCAAACTGAACCCAAAAGAGTTCCGTGGTCAGTACCAAACAACAGACATTAAGGTGATCATCGGCAATTCCGAGCTTGGTGATTACTACCCGAATGTGCGCGACCGCCTTGAGTACAGCGAAGCCGGATCCACCCGAGTGGGACGGATCATTGATGTCGATATTTACCGAGGCGAGCAAGCAATTTTGCACATCCTTATCGTGAGGCCCCAATAATGGCCAGAAAGTTTCTCAACGAGCTAACTCAGCTAAGTAAGGACTTAGATGCACTTGGCGTAAATCTGGTGTTTAACAGTCGCGCTAGGGCAGCTGAAGCCGTGGTGAAGGATCTACAGGAACTAGGCCCAGCCTGGACCGGAAAATTCCGTAATTCTTGGTACATAGAAAGTCCTACCGGATCGCGGCAAGGTGGTAGCCAGTCTGCAGGTGAAGCTATCCCTGTAAAAGCCCCCACACTGTCTGGCGCTGATGCACGAAAAGTTTACACAAACGGATCGAAACCCTTTATTGTTGACAGTGCATCTAGCTACAAAGAGCAGGCAACGGATACCGCGCCATTTAGGCTGGATGGGCCTGTACCACGTAAAACTGCCGAGAGTGACTTTGGTGTAAAACGAGGAGAGCGTCCTGATGGCGGTCTTCGTGGCGATGTATCCGGTTCAGGAGGCAACAGAAGTACGGCGGAACTGAACTGGTTCAGCAAGTATTCTCGCGCGGGTAAGCTGGACCAGACAGTTAAAAAGGCCCTTAGTAAGCCTTTTAAGGGGTTTTTGAAATGAACTATCAAGGCATCCGCGCCAAGTTTGAATCCCCGCTTTACACGGCTTACAACGCGCTTAGCCCTGCCGTACCCATTTACTTCGACAACGTACTAAACACAGCATCCGATGGCGACTCCGAGTTTATCGAAGTCAACATCCAATTTGGCTTAACAACCGAAGCAACTTTGACCGGCCAAACTGACCTGGTGCGTGGGATTGTAGTAGTCCGCGCCTACAGCGAAAAAGGCAAAGGCCCCGGTCGCAACCAGACACTGATAGACACAGCCTTCACAGTTTTATCGACGATAAATGCCACCGGAAAACCGAGCAGCGGTATTTATGTTCGCACCGGATCAATTGATGGTCCGAGTTTCGGCACCGGATCGACGGATCAGGAGTCAAGGATTGCGTTTACACCGTATTTTATTTCTCGTATCGAGACCGACTTCACGGCGCAGGTTATTTCGTAAATAGCAACATCGGCTAACCTATAGTTAGCCGGGCTGTGCCCGCGACACTCCCTACCGATAGGTCTTACCTATGGCAACCGTCCTCTCGGGCACCTCCGGCGCCCTGTACTACAAACCAGCCGGAACTTCCGTCACCACTCTCGCTGCTTCAGCATTCCCTGCAAGCGGCGGCGACATCACTGTCGGCACCTACTTGGGTTTCCAGGTCAACGACCCCGTGACCCTGGCCTACCCCGCTGGAGCGACCACCACCAACGCAATTGCTGCTGGTGATTACTACGTGTTGACCTACTCCGAGTCCACCGGTGTGATGACCCTCAGCTCCACCGTAGGTGGTTCCGAGGAAACCGCAACTGCAGCTCCCAGTGGCTTTGGTTCGGACACCGCAAGCATCACCTACACCGCCGCCGAAGTTGTCGGTCAGGTGCGTGAGTGGAGCTTTGAGATCACCCGGAGCGAGATCGATGTCACCACAATCGGTCAAACTGTTTCCGGCACTGCTCCTTTCCGTGCTTACATCCCTGGTTTTGCTGACGGTTCCGGCTCAGCCACCGTCTACACAACCGACGATGACACTCTGCTCTCCAGCCGCCTGATCCAGGACGTGATCCAGCGCGAGCAGAACGGCGCCACGATGAAGCTGTACATCGACCGCATCATCAGCTCTGGTTCGGTGAACGACACCACCAGCCGTTCGATCGAAGTTCCCGTGATTTTGACTTCCGCAAGTCTGAGCGTGAACCCCGACGACGGCCAAAGCGTGGAAATCGCCTTCCGTCCCAGCTCTGCCCCCAGCTTCGACTTCAGCAAGTCTTGATAAGCTGTTACAAGGCAGATGGCAATCGCCCCGGTTTTACCGGGGCTTTTTGCTGTAAACCGCTACACTAATCACATACACAACTAATTCAATGCCTGTCGCACTTCGCGCAATTGATCGTCTCCGCAAGGCTGCCAATATGGAGCCGATCAAAAAAGAAGTCGAGTTGTCGGATGGATCGATCTTCGAATTTTGGTTCACGCCACTGACCATGGCCGAGCGTGAGCGTGCCCAACGCCAAGCCAAGTCCGACGACGCAACCGCATTCGCTCTCCAGCTGCTAATCAACAAAGCTCAGGACGAGAACGGCACCAAGCTGTTCAAGCCTGGCGAGATCGACATCCTGAAAAACGAAGTCAAGGACAAAGATCTCCAAGCCCTGATGCTGGCAATTTTGACGGAGGAGAACGAAGCAACAGACGACATGAAAAGCACTGCAGAGTGAGATCGAGAAGGATCCTGCTCTGCAGTTCCAGTTCTTCCTAGCTGGCGAGTTAAAGATGACGCTCAGCGAACTCCAATCCCGCATGAGCCAGGAAGAACTGCTGGGCTGGCACGCTTACTACACGTACCGCGCCAAGGTCGAAGAGGAAGCATACGAGAAAGCCAAACGTCGCGGTCGCTAGACTTAGGTGAAGATCTAGTGCCGCGCCGTGGCTTACAAGACAGAAATCCAGATCGGCGTAAAGGGAACAGCTGCTCTCGATAAGCTCCGCAAAAACATAAGCGATCTAAGCGAAAAAGTAGATTTAGTCGATAAAGGTTTTAAGGATGGCATTCAGTCTGTAGACAGATACGAAAAAGCGCTGAAAGAGGCTGCAAACGCACTTCGAACAGTAAGAATCAATACTGATGACGAGAGACAAGCGATACAAAACTACGTAACAGCATTAGGAAACGCAAACGGAGCACTGGACCGTCAAAACAGTCTTATCCAAGAGGAGATTTCGCTTCGCGGTAGAGCCAAAGTAGAGCTGCAGGCGTACAACGCTGCTGCCGCTGCCGCACGCCCGCCAGGCGGCAGCATGAGCCAGCGCTATCTGCGACCTGGAGCGCCGATCGCTACCACACAATACGACCAGCCAATCGGTCCAGCTCCTGCATCACCCATAGACGCACTTGTTGGGCAGTCATCTCCAGTGGAGGGCCGCATAAAGAGGATAAAAGAGGCACAAGATGCTCTAATCGATGCTATGCGGCAAATGCAAGCCGTAGAGCAGAAAATGACTCAACAGGAGCTTATAAACGACGAAAAGGTATTCAACAATAAGTTAGAAGACCTGAGAAGATTGCACGCCGAGGAACTAAGACAGATAAAAGCTGCCGATAAGGCAGAGCTAGAAGCATTCGACAAAAAATTAAAAGCGCGAGAAGAGCTTAAGAAAACCAAAACCGGCACAGCCGGATTCCTCGAACAAGCCGGTGCATTCGGTCTTGGTGCTGGTTTCCCACTGCTGTTTGGCGGTGGCGTCGGCCAAGTTGCCGGTGGCGCAATAGGAACCGCTCTAGCCAAATCTTTCGGGCTAGCTGGAGAGGCCGCCATGGGCCTTCAGATTGCCCTATCTGCAATTTTGGGCAAGGTTGAGGAACTTGTCACCCGCTTTGTCGAGGTCGGCAACGCCGTCAACGCCATCGACATGGACGCGCTGGCGGGCACCTTCATAACGGTAAATGCAGAGGCCCGCACCCTGGTACGTGGTTTAATCGAAGCCGGACAATCTCAAGAGGCTCTTTATGAGGCAGCCAGACAGACAGCCTTGCAAACGGGCGTGCTACCCGAAGCTACAGCCGACATCACTAACAACGTAAACCTACTTTCAAATACCTGGGACGAAGTTGTAGGTTCTGTTTCCGGCCTAGTTTCAATTATTGCAACGCCTTTCGTTACTGCACTGACCCTTATTTTGCAGTTAGTTTCAAAAGTTGTTCAAGGTGTAAACATTTGGTTTAGCCTTATAGGCATGATACTTAAGAAAACCGGTGAAATTATTCTTCAAATTCCTCTGCTTAAGCCTGTATTAGAGTTCATCCAAAGGAACACAAAAAGTATTGTTGAGGAAGAAGAAAAGGGTTTAGACGCACTGATAAAGTCCGGTGAAGCCTTGGAGCGTGAAGCCCAAAAGACTCAGAGGATAGCAGCTATTGAAAAGGATCGCACCGCCGGTCGAACTGCAGCCGAAAAGCTTATCAATGCAGACGTAGACAGACGAGTCAAGCTTGAAGAGCTTAGTGTAGCTACTGCCGAAAAGATACGCCAAAAGAGAGAAGAGTTCGGCAACTTAACCAGCCATCAAGCGCAGGTAGAGCTTGCCTACCAAGAAATGCTTATCAATCAAGATGCAGATAGGCAGCGAGGAAAAGTACAGCAAACTTTTGAGCTTCAGAAGCAAAATATCGAACTTGAAGCACAACGGGAAAAAGAAAAAGAGCTAAAAGAACTGGCCAAAGAAAGGTCAGAAAAATACAAAGAAATGGCCGAGGATGTCAGGCTTCAAACTAGCCTGCTGAACGACCAAGCAACAAGCCTGAATCACCAAGCAGAAATCGCCAACAATATCGCTAGCTTGAGCAACGCTCGCCGTAAAACAGAATCTGACCTGCTAAATCTGCAAATTGGCCGCCTGGAACGTCAAAAAGAGGAAGCCAAGCACTTCCTCGACAAGATCAAGCTCAACAACATCATTATTGAAAAGAGAAAAGAGCAGGCAAAGCTTGAGTACGAGAGCCAGCTGACCAGCATCAAGCTGTCCGTCTCCAAGGCAGAACAGGAACGTATTCAAATCAAGCTGAAGGAACAGCAAATCAAGCTGCAGCTTGAGCAAGTTCGACTTGAAGCGGAAGCGATCCAAGACGCTGACCGCCGTAATGCTGCTCTAGGTCGAATCAACAAGCAGGAGCAGTCAACTTTACAAGTAGTTGAGGACATGAACCGGGCTGCTGACCACAGCCTTGCGACGACCCGAAAGATCGCTGCTTTCCAGCAGCAGTCAGCGAAGTACGCGTACCAAGGCAAGATCGAAGCCTTGGAAACTGCTCGCCAGCAAGAGAGGATGGCAATTTTCCTCAACAGCCAAAAGGGCAGCATGAACTCCTTGGCAACTCAGTCTGGGCAGTACGCCTCAAACATGGAGCGAGCCGCCAATGCTGCGAAGAACCAAAAAACTGCCTTCGAGAGAGGCGAATTAGGCGCTACCAAAACTTTTACAATATCCACCGGCATACCAATCGACGAGGACGTCAGGAAAGCAGTACTGGACAGGGCCAGATTCAGATCCCCCGAAGAGATGGTCTCGGCACTTGTGGAAGCACAAAAGAAACGGAATAAGCAAAAAATTGTGGAGGAAAGACGGATTGAGAGTCAGCAGGTTCAGCATCAGCAAGTTCAGGATCGGCTTCAGCATCGGCAAGTTCAGCATCGGCAAGTTCAGCCTCGGCAGGTTGCCTATGCCCAAGGCGGTTTCGTCAACAGGCCGCACATCGGCATGGTCGGTGAAGGCGGCCCCGAGTACATCATCCCCGAGAGCAAGGCCGCAGCCTTCGCAACCAACTACATGATGGGTGCCCGTGGAGCGGCTGCAATCCCCCGCTACGCTGAAGGTGGTTATGTCGGACCAATCAACGTCCAGACCGGCCCAGTCATGCAGCAGGGTGGAACGAACTACGTCACGATGGCCCAGTTCGAGAAAGGACTGATGGATCTCGCCAGTTCCTTTAGCGCATCAAACCGTAGCTACGGAGCCCGCCAGTACATGGGTGTCCAGCGATGAGTAACAGAGCCCAAGCGCAGTACCTGAGGCTTTACGCCTCAGGCGGCTCCGACCACATCCTCTGGCAAAACTACTACCTCAATACAACGGTCACTGTCAGCAGCAAAAACTACGAGTACTACCCCTTTGAATTTGAGGGCATCTCCGAAAGCTCCGCCATCGGTGGAGCGACCGTGAACATCACTGTTCCAGCCACTGACGAAGTAATCACGCAATTTCTAAAGGCTGCTTATTTTGACCGCCTCTGCGAAGTCTCTGTATACGAGTTCGACAACAGATTAGGGAATACAGCGCCGCAGACTGGACAGACACTCGTCGGTCAGTTCGTGGGTTATGTCCGCAATATGAGCGGTGATTTTACGGCGCTACAAATCGAGTTAGGATCAGCACTAGCTCCCATTGGAGCGCAAATTCCACCGCGCACTTACAACAGCTTTCTTGTCGGGGCTCCGCTTAGAGCATGAAGATTAAATTCACCGATCCTTTATTTCTGCTGTCCTCTCAGACTGGCTTGTCTGTCAACAAGCTGAAGGACGCTGCTGCACTGGGCGGTTTATCACCGCAAGCATCCCAAGAGTCGGTAAAGCTAGGTGAACCAATCCCGATTGTGTTTGGCCGTCGTCGCACGGTTAATTCCGTCGAGCAAGGCGGTGTTTTCATTGCACCGAAGGCAACCGAAGGCTACTTCTCAAACCAGGCTGTCAACACAACTCTTCAGTACAAATATCTGCTTGTTTTAAGTCAGGGCCAGCTTGGTCAGACGCAAGTCCGTGACGTTTTCCAGCGCAGCTGCAGATTAGGTACAACTCTAAACCAAGCGTATGACGCCAGAGCCGGAAACTGGAACCCAACAAACGATATAACGCTCCTGTCAAGCGGCACTTGGAGTACGCCATCTTTCGTTGGAACGGGTGGATCGTACGACGATATGACCACGTTTAGCTTTGAAAGCAGCGTTGGCGAAGGTGACAATACATGGTCCAGCCAAATTTTTATCTTCGTTCGCAGCGGCATCCGAGTAACGCGACTCGTAGACAGCACCGCTGGTCCGTCCGATAATTTTGTTGACCTTGCAAAGTATCTGCTGGAGAAGAGTGAGCGTGTAGGTGACGATCTAATCGACACAGCCGCACTGACTACAGCGGCGAAGTTTACCGATGCGAATGGTCTGTTCTTTAACGGCCAACTTTCTGATAGCCAGAATTTACAGGATTGGCTTCAAGATACCTCATATAACTTCCTGCTGCGCCTGACGCAAACCAACGGCAAGTTCGGCTTGAGACCACGCTTGCCCTACGTTACGGCTACACATCTGATCGACACGACGACGATCACACCTTCCTACACATTCACCGAGGACCACATTACTCCCGATGGCTTCGAGATCGAATACATCGCCATCGAAGACAGAACGCCTGTCTGTTTTACTGTGCTGTGGAAGCAACAAGCAGGCAACAATTTCTCCCTGGTACGTTCGACGGAAATCCGTTACACAGGCGAAGCAGCTAACGGACCATACATTCAGATTGATTTAAGTGGATTCTGCACAACATCAGATCACGCAGCAAAGGTTGGTGCGTATGCACTGGCGACACGGAAATATGTGACGCATCATTTGCGTATCAAGGTCCGCGAGAAAAACTACAATAGTCTGCTGGTCGTTGGCGACATTGTTCGCGTCAGGTTGCGCCGTGAAAATGCAGCGGGTGAAGTTGCGTTCCATGATTACGTTTACGAGATTGAACGTATCGACAAGACGCTGGAAAGCTATCTGGTTTATGACCTAACTCATTTCCCGATTGATTCGCAAGGTAGAAGCAAGATTGCCCGCGAAGTGAATGCGGCAACGGGTCCAACTGGAACGATTTCTATCGGTA